ATCTTATTTAATGGAAAAATTACCTGATCAAGAGAAATTGATTAATGAAAAAATAGCCGAAATAGCAGATAATATTGGTTATGAAGACGATGATTTTGCTTATATGGGTGGCCGAAAAACCAGAAAATGGAGAAGAAAAGGTGGTCGAAAAACCAGAAAGTTACGAAAGACAAAGAAATCATCTTTTTACAACAAAGTAAGAAAAAGTGAATCAAAAAAATCAAGAAAATCAAAAAAATCAAGAAAATCAATAAAATGATAAATAAGTATTTTATTCAGTTATTTCTTGGATCTTTTGGCTCTTTTTGTTCTTTTATTTGATTTTTAATAAAAATTATGTCTCATTTTTCTTTCCGGTCAGTGTAAATTAAATTAAAATAAAAAAATTGAATTCTTTTTTCATTTCTAAAAGAATTCAATCAATAAGCAAACATGGTAAAAAATACTACTGGAGGAAGCAAAACAAAAGGTCAAGCTCGCAAATCAGTCAGTTATGACGCAAAAAGCAATAGTAAAGCACTTCGTTTATCGACAGATGAATATGAAATTTATTCACAAGTAACTAAAAACTTAGGGAATGGAATGTGTCATGTTTTATCGATCGATAATAAAACACGCTTATGTCATATTCGTGGAAAGTTCCGCGGCCGCGGTAAAAGAGACAACATGATCGGAATTGGATCATGGGTCTTAGTCGGTTTACGTGAGTGGGAAGTCGGTAAAGACGACTCTAAGAAGTTAGAAAATTGTGATTTATTGGAAGTTTATTCGGATCTTGATAAAGAACGCTTAAAAACAACCGTCACAACAGTCAACTGGACAGCTTTTGTATCCAACGATACAAAAACATCATCTAAATCTGAAATTAATTCAGATAATATTGATTTCTCAGATAATTTAGATGATTATACGTTTTTAATGGAAGAAACGATGAAAACCGGACAGAAAATAGAAAAAATAAAATTAGATGACGAAGAAATAAATATTGATGATATTTAGACAGAATCATGTAATTAAATTTAATATTATACTTTTTATAAAAAATAAAAAAATATGTGTTTTTTTGCTACCTCCTGTAAATATTTATATTATGGATTGGATAAAGATTTTTTTAGTTATACTAAAAGGAATACATACAAATATATAGCTGTTAGGAGATAATATAAATCAATAAAATATCTTTAAACCTTTTTTTTAAAATAAAAAATAATAAAAAATAATAAAAAATAGATATAAAAAATGAATTAAAAATAAAGTATATAATAAAATTATATATAGTACATTATATAAAAAAGCGTAAAAAGAGTAAAATAATGAGTAATATTTTCAAGTCTGTTTCCAATTCAAGATTTGATATTTTGAATAAAAAAGAAGATAATATAAAATCGGGTATAAAACATATCAAAAGTGAACCAGTAATTAAAGGAAATAATGAAGACAAACGTTCCATAATAAAAAACAATAGTTTCACAAGATATGAAAAACCATATACTGAATACAAAGAAAAAAAATACATTTCTTTTGATCTAAATTCGTTTCCAGAGCTTATACCAAATAAACAACTAACAAATACCAATGAAGATTCAATTCAAGAATCAAAACATAAAATATCCTTTACAGATATTTTAAGGGTAGAAAAGGAAAAAAAAGAATTTGATAATTATTGTATAAAAGAAAATGTAATAGAAAATGAATATAAAACAAATAAATACAACGATGAATCAGTCGATCCAAAAATTGTTTTTGAAAAATTAGCATCCATGTATGAAAAATGGAGAAATGAATATATTGAAAATTGGGGTATTGATGAGTATGAATATCATTATCGATTTCCAAATTATGACTATGAATATTTTGATAATTTGGATGCATTGGAAGAGGGAGATACAGAATCTGATATTTCAAATGATTATTATGATGAAGAACAATAAAAAAGATAAGTTAAAATACATAATGTATTATAAATAAATAATATATTATGAATAATTTAAAAAAAGAAGAATTGGATAATAGTTGGATCAAAGAATTTGAAAAAACAGATAAATTATATCGTGATTTTTATTTAGATGATATTTACTTTATAAATTTACATTTTATTTATATAAATAAAAACAATGATATAGAAAAAATAAAAGAAGAAATTTTTTTAATGAAACATCCCAATATTATTTCGAGAGAAGAAATTATTGGATTATTAAAAAAGAATTCGTATGATGAAAATAAGCGGCGATATATGATTCTCTCTTTATTGAAATTTAATATCACTTTGGAACCTGAAGATATTAAAAGTTTTATTGAAAAGTCAGACAATATTGATGAAGGCAATTCATCTTTTTTGGTCCCAATAAAACATATTGATACTATTGTATTTCGTAAAACCATCAATATGTTTCATGATTTGAATACTTTATATTTTGTATTTTTAGAAAATGATCAAAAAATCGATGAAAATACGAAAAAAAATATTAGCAAACGGGTTTATATACATTTAAATAAAAAACGCAAAAGAACAATAAAGAAATACTATTAAAGGAATCGTCTTATATATTTTATATATTTATTATTGAAATGCCATTTTCTTCCTTTTCAAATCTGATTTCTGTTTTAGATGAAAAAGAGGAAGAAAAATTAAAAATACCTAATCAATTACAATACGGAGAGAAAGGGCATCTGGAATATGCATGGTCTAACGATATAAGAGAGAGAATTATACAATTAAATTTTCAATTGGTACGAACAGATACTACCAATACAAGTAAATTACAAGATATATATAGCCAATTAATTGGTGAATTATTGGTTCATAAATATAATTTCAATGAAACAAATTCTTTTTCTCTTTTACAAAAAGAAATCGCAATGGAATTATTAAAAATATTGTATAAAATGATCGGTTTCACGAGAGATATTGTTGATGGAAAGGGGGAATATACTCTTTCTTATATGATGATATATTCTTGGTATTCATTTTCACCGGAATTAACATGTTATGCATTGAAGATGTTGGTTCATCCAAATAATAACGGTGAACAACCTTATGGTTCTTGGAAGGATATGAAATATTTTTGTAATTATTGCATAATGATGGGACTATCAAAAGAACACTTTTTAATACATTATGTAATAATGCTTATTAATGATCAATTAAAAGAAGATTTACAAAAAGTAGAACAACAAAAATCAAAATTTTCTTTAGTAGCAAAATGGATACCGAGAGAAAGATCCAAGAAATTTGGTTGGTTATTCGATTTATTAGCTGTAAATTATTTTCCGAATTATATTGAGACCGCTAATACAGATGATAAAATGAAAAAAGCGATTCTAAAATGTAAAACGGAGTATCGTAAAATCATTAGTTTCTTAAATAAAACTATTGATACATTGCAAATTAAACAATGCAATCATCAATGGTCCAAAATAGATTTCAATCATGTAACTTCTATTTCACTCACAAAACAAAAGAAGGCTTTTTTAAATATTAAAGCCGATGGAAGTCAAAGAACCAATTTGGAAGATCGTATCAATTGCGCGGAACATTTTAAACAAGAAATAGTAGAAGGTAAAATAGAAATCAAGGGAAAACGTGTAGGCTTGAATGATTTTACAAAAGAAGCCTTGAAATTAATAAATTCACATGATCGTAATAATACTGAATCTGAAAAAAAAATTTTGAATGCACAGTGGAAAAACAATTCAAGTCAAAATGCTGGTCTCGGAAAAATGATTGCGATGGTAGATGTTTCCGGGTCTATGGAAGGTGAACCGATGCACGTCGCAATTGCTTTGGGAATTCGAATTGCAGAAAAATCAGTCCTAGGCAAACGTGTTATGACTTTTAGTGCGAGACCAAAGTGGGTGAATTTGCAAGAGGAAGGTGATGAAGAATTTATCGATATGGTAAAAAAAATAAAAAGCGCTGAATGGGGACAAAACACGAATTTTTATGCGGCATTAGATATGATTTTAAATGCGATAGTTGAAACTAAAATGTCTCCAGAAGATACCCAAGATTTAATGTTGGTTATTCTTTCCGATATGCAAATCGATGACTTATTGAGAGAAAATAAAAATAAAACTGATTTACATGAAAAAATCAAAGAAAAATACAAACAAGCTGGTATAAGAATTCATGGTAAACCTTATAAGCCACCTCATATTTTGTTCTGGAATCTTCGATCAACAAATGGGTTCCCAACATTATCTACACAATCCAATTGTTCAATGATGTCTGGATTTAGTCCTGTTTTATTGAATACATTTTGTGAATTGGGTGTAAACGCATTACAAGCGTGCACGCCCTGGTCGTTATTTATGAAAAATATTGAAAAAGAAAGATACAAACCATTGGGTGATAAAATTTCGAATGTATTATTGAATTTGTAAGATATTTTTTATTTATTTAATATTCATATTTATATAATAATAAAATATGAATCAAACCACAATTAATAAAATACAATTTATAAATAAATATAGAATAAAAAGACAAGAACAAACAAAAAAAAAATTTATTAGTGATAACATTAAGAAATATATTGAAATAAGAAAAAAATTATCAATTAGATATCCTATCAAAGAAATTTATAATTCTGTTATCCCTTTTAAAATTTTTCAAACGTGGCATACAAAAAATTTAACATTTTCTATGTTTCAATCTATAAACATGATTATACAAAACAATCCAAAATTTAAATACTATTTGTTTGATGATAATAATTGTCGTGAATTCATTCAAAAAAATTATAATTCTTCTGTATTGGATGCATTTGATACACTCATTCCTGGAGCTTATAAAGCTGACTTATGGAGATATTGTGTTTTATACAAAGAAGGAGGTATTTATTTGGATATTAAATATAGACCTATAAATAATTTCAATTTAATTAATTTAACTGAAAAAGAACATTGGGTATTAGATGCTGATGGTGACGGTATATATAACGCTCTTATAGTTGTAAAACCTGGAAATAATGTTATCAAAAGAGCAATTGATCAAGTAGTTGAAAATGTTCAAAAACGTTATTATGGTAATTCTCAATTAGAACCTACTGGACCCAAAATGTTATCGCCTTTTTTTTCTTATGAACAAAAAAAACAATTTGATATGAAACATGAATTTTATTTTGGTGATTTAAATAATCGTGTAATCAATTTTAATAATATACCAGTTTTTAAAAGTTATAATGGTTATTTAGATGATCATAATAAAGCAAAAAAAACTGAATATTATGGTGTTTTATGGTCACAAAGACGAATTTATAATTAATGTAAAAATATTATAATAATTTATTGTTTCTTTCTTTTTTCCAACCATCTGGATCAGAACCGGTAAATAAATGAAATACAAATTTATTATGAAAATCTTGTGGATTTAATACTTTTAAAAAAGAACTTGGATAGTTACAATATTGATTTTTATTTTTAAATACAGGCAAAATATTTCTATTTAAATATTTTTCAATACCATCTGTGAAAACAGCAGGTCCAGTTAGATAATGAATAATATGTTCCCCTTTTAATTGTTTAATTGTTAAAATTCTTTCTACAGATAGGTCTATCACTGATTTTAAAATAGGAGACAAACGAGGTGCAGCAAAAATCCATTGACATAAATAATTATGTTCTGGTTCAGGAACTACCGTCAAAAAAGAGTTATTTATAAAATAATCTGGTTTTAAAAGACAAATAGTGTCACTGTCCGCATATATTCCACCGTAATAATATATAATACAATATCGGAAAAGGTCTGCTCTCATAACCGCCATAGGTAAACGACGATAGGCTTCATAAATGTCGCCACCCATTTTTTCACTCATAAATTTTTCACAGGCTTGGTCGTCATAAAAATAATATTTGTATTCTGGTTCTAGTTGTTTCCATGATACAACGGCATTCAGAACTTTTGGTTTCCTAAATATGTATTCTTTAGATTTGTGTGTTTGGAATATAATTTTTGGTATAATATCCATTTATTATAAATAATAAATATTATAATTATTATTTTATAATGAATAATTTTTATAAATGATGAATAATTTGTTTATCGCCACCTCTTGGAATATTATTTGGAAATGGACCGAGCATTTGATAAGAATGATATAAACTAAAATCATATAAAGAATGTTCTATTAGATTTTGTTTTACAGATTCAACCATTTCATAAAAATATTTTTTTTATACCATAATATTCACTATTTTGCCATTTAATATTATTATCACGATGGATTTGCAAATATAAATCATTAACTTTATTTAAATTTGATAATTTATTATTACACCAACCAAAAAGAAAAATGAGACAAACTCATAAATATTACTTATATATATATATTTAATTTGTAAAATCTAAATTAAAAAATTGAAAAATATTTTTTATTTACACCTTTGGACATTTAAAATGCCGTTTAAGTATCAAACTCTGAAAAACATTTTTTAAAAAATAATCTTCGAAATTCCTCTTCACCTAAAACCTTTTTTTGTAATTCATTAAACACGTTAATCATATAATCCTTCCAATCAATTTGTCTACAATAAGGACATTCAAAATAATCATATATGCTAGGCATATCATCTTTGGTCATTTCATCAATACTTTTACAATTATGAGTTATTTTAATCCAACAATCACCACAAGTTACACACTCACAATTAGGCGTAGGACAAGAATGCGTCGTGTTGTGTTTAGATGTAATTAGCAAGTTTTTAAATTTCATCATTTCATCGTAATTTTTATTTTTAACATTTTCTTCGTATATTTTTTTAAATTCTTCTTGTGTGTTAGGTTGAAAAAATTTTTCATAACATATAGCGCATTCCATTTACATTATATAAATTATAATTTTTATATAATTTAAACATATTAAAACGCCTATTACTATAAAATATTTTATAATTATTATATAAAATATAATAATTATGAAATATTTTATAGGAAAAAAATTAAATAATATCAATTTCATTGGAAAAAAAAATAAATTAGAAGAAATAATGTTAGAAATTGGTGTAGAAAAAGAAGTGAATGGAACAGAAATACTTAGTAAAATAAAAGAAGAAATATGTAGAAATAAAATTAGTATTAAAAAAGTTTTAAAAGAAGTTGTAAAATTTAATACGCTTTTTTTGGAAGATGAAAGTCAAAATATTATTGGATTTGTAATATTTGATATTAATGATAAAGAATCTTATATTAGAATTTATTATTTATGTTCTATAGAAACATATAAAGGTAATGGAAAAGTATTATTAGATAAAATAAAAGAATATGCAAAAATAGCAGATATTGATAAAATAACTTTGACACCTGGACTGGATAGAAATATTATAAAATACTATATAACAAATGGTTTTGAAATAAAAGGTTTTGATATGATTTATAATGTCAAAGGTGGAAAAACTATAAGAAAAATTAAAATTAATAAAAAAATTAATAAAAAAAATAATACACGAAAAATCAAGAAGAATTATTTATAAAATCTAATTTAAAATTGGGTGTTTTAAATGTGCAAAGGTGTAAATTATTAGTATCGTATGGTTTAATACATGTTGTTAATAATACAATCAATTTATTATTACTCATTAATACTCATTAATATATGTATATATTAATTAAAATGATTCAATAAAATAACACTTCTGGAGAAATACGAATCTTTGCACCATTTTTAAAAATTCCCTGCATATGAAATGCACGATGTTCACAGTCTTCAAATCGTCCATCAACTGTTTGATACCGTTTATAAATAACAGGTGATTGTGTAACAAAAGAATGTATATCAATCAGTCTTTTCGGTATCAAGTCCATTCGTATTTTTCCATCATAATAACAATTCAGAAATTTTTCGGTTCTATAAATAGCGAATCCATTGAAAGAAGAAAGACAGGATAACAAATCTCCTTCGGGTAATTTTTTCAATTTGTTATCTACATAATTCTGTAAAAAATTATAATATGATTGATTGTTTTTAAAGTGATTGTAACTAAAGCTATAAGGGTAAATAGATAGACCCCAAATATCATAATATTTAGGAACTGTATTGAAAGAAAGAGCATCCCAGTCATCGCGATTCAAATATTTTTTAAGAATTTCAGGTTGAACATTTTTACAATTGACGTCATCAAAATCCATCATAATAAAAAAGGGATAATCACTATATTTTTCTCTAACTTTATCTATGCAATGATTTCGCGCAAATGCAATATTGTGTGTTCTAAACAAAGAAATTTGTTTTTTATTTATAAAAAATAGTAGTTTGTGATTTTTTTTTTGATATTGTTTTAATTTAAGTAATGTATCGTCGGTTGAATGATCATAAAATAAAATAATCTGGTAATCTTCGAATAATGCACCAATTTTTTCAACGTTACTTAAAACACGATTCAAATAAGGCCCACAATTTTTAACTGGACCACATATACAACATTTCATTTCTTTTATTGCTATTTAAAATTGTAAAAGAAATAAAATTGAATTTTAAAACATTAAAATAATAAAAACCAAAACAAGCATTTAATAAAATATATGATAAATCTTGTATCGACACGATTTAACAATGAAACCTTCCAGGAAAATTTAAAATATAGAGAAAAAAAACAAATTGCGTGTATTTATTGTTCGCCGCAAACCATGTCTCAAAAAATAGAAATAGATTCTTTGGTTTTCGTAGTAGAAATGAATAATTCAATCAATCAAATTGAAGGAATCGGCTTAATCAAAAATTTTTATGAAACAAACAAATATAATGTTTATGAAACACGCAATTTTAACCGTTATATTTTTAAAGGTGAATATCGAATTAGTCGTGATGAAATGTTAAGAAACGATAAATATAACTCACTTGTAAAACTCTTTGATACAATATTATTTAAGGGTAAAACCCACTTAAAGCGCGGTGCGGGTTTTACAAGAATACCAGAAAAGTTATTGAAACATCCATTGTGTGAAAATAAAAATATTTTGAAATGGATTCAAAGCATTTTTATAGAGAAATATTTCGAAAAACAAAATATAAGAATAGAAAATAATATAATAGAATAATAGAACAAAATAACAAAATAAAAACAAAATATCTTTATAAAATAAGAATAATGAATCAAAATCAAATAGATATGGATACATCAAATTATACACTGGAAGAATTAATGACGATTGTAGGAGTGAATGATTTAGATCCACATGAGATCACATCAAAAACAAATAAATACATAAAACAATTTAAGACGAAAAATCCGTTATTGTCTGTTTTTTTTCAGAAAATTCAAAGTCAGCTTTTACAGTATGCGAGTGGATTAACGGTACAAGATGAAGAAACCGAATTTTATGCACCTGTGGAAGAAGGTTTTTCCAATATGCAAAATCAGGATGCGGAATATCCGGAAGGAGAAAAACAAACAGATGACTGGATTGAAAATGAATATCTTCAACAAAAAGACGAAAATCAAGATTCCAAAATCACAAAAAGAAAACAAAAAATTGACGTTTATGGAAATCAACATCAACCTATGAATCGCGAACAATTAGGTGTAAATAATACTTATGATTTACCTGTTGCTCAGGATGTATTAAATCCGAATTTAAAAAATGTAATTACACGTTTTGTGAATTTGGACAGTCAATTTCGCCAGTATAGTAATGGAACAGAAAGCTCTTCGACAGATTACACATTGAATTTATCGGATACATTGAAAAATGTTTTAAGTATGAGATTATATTCTTATCAAATACCATATTCTTGGTATACAATTGATGTTGTATATGGTAACACATGTTTTTGGATTACTGAGGGAAATTACAATGTATCTATTTTCATTACTCCAGGTAATTATACACTAAGTCAATTTCAAGAAGCATTAAATAACGCTTTAATAAATGCTGGGTTTTCTTTTTCAAGTTCGAGTCCAGTAGTTACAATCAATACAAATAATGGATTGCTTACGATGAAATTATATGGTATTCAATATATAAATCCATTTAATTCAGATGAAACCTTTACTGTTTCAACTTCTACTATTTTAACATTTTATGATTTAACCGGTCAACTTAAATGCAACCCGACATCATGTAATAAATCAAATTATTTAAATCAAACTCTTGGATGGATTATGGGCTTTCGTGTACCTTATATAAATGTTTCAGAAACAGGAAATACAGGAACAGCGGTAGTAGATTTGAATGGAACGAAATATCTAATTTTGGTAATTGATGATTTTAATCAAAATCATGTAAATAATGGTCTTGTTTCGATCACACAATTTACATCGAATTTAAAAAATCCAGATTATTATTCAGCTGATTTACCTTATACTTGTATCAGTCCAAATGTTACAACTACCACATCTGAAAATACAACCAACAGTGGTTTGTTAATATCGGATAAATTAGACGTGAATTATTCAAGTACTCAAGTCATTTTACCGAGTGCACCACGTACATTAACACAATCTCAAATTTATACAATTAATCAAATTAATCAAAACCAGAATCCTACAAGTTACAAAGCCAAGGCACCAACCACGCCCGATATTTTAGCGATTTTTCCAGTAAAAATATCTGGCGTATCAATAGGGACACTTTTAATTGAATTGACTGGTACTTTGCAGGAAAACAAACGGACATATTTTGGTCCAGTAAATATAGATCGTATGCGCGTTAAGTTATTAGATGATAAAGGAAATGTATTGAATTTAAATGGTGGGGATTGGTGTATTACATTGATTTGTGAATGTTTATATCAGTATTAGAAATTTTATTGATTATATTTTTTCTAGATATTATATCATTATATTACAATATAGTATAATAAAATGATATTCATCGAAAAAATATTTAATGAATTAGGAAATTATGGTCCGGTTATACTTTTTATTCGTACATTAATATTTTTGAGAAAAAAGAAAACTTTATTTTATTATTATTTATTTGGTTTTTTTATAAATATTTTATTTAATCAAATTTTAAAAAAATGTATTCAGGAACCTAGACCTTCTGTAGACAGTAAATCTTTTGCAATGGCCATGAAATATGCAAAAAGTAAAAATTATTTAGGTTCTTTAAAAGATGACTTGTTTGGAATGCCTTCAGGACACTCACAAAGTGTATTGTTTTCAACAGTATTTGTCTTTTTAACAATGAAAAAAGAAAATACGAATTTGATTTTGTTTTATTTGGTTATTAGTTTAATTACATTGATACAACGTGTTAAATACATGTTTCATACTGTAAATCAAGTAATAGTAGGAAGTATAATAGGAATATTATTTGCTTATATTGTTTATTATATTGCTTCTAACAAAATCATGGGTAAATTAACTGAAAAGGATGATGATGGTGGTCCTCTATAAATTGTACATAAATTGTATATAATATATTATATACAATTTATATATTATCAATATGTTACAAACATCAAAAACACAAATTCGCGTTCCATTTGTATGTAGACAATCTCAACCTATCATACCAAATATTAAACCTGTTATATATAAATTATCACAATATTCATCGAGTGCAGGTTCTTATACCATTATATATATTTATGGTAATAATTTTACTTTATATGGTAATCCAGGTAGTTCTCTTGTAAATTTTGGTAATTTTATGAATTTACCAATATCATTTTATAGTTCTCAGGAAATATCTTTTTCGGTTCCTACAAATGCAAAACCAGGTAATTATACAATTACAGTAATAAATACACAAAATATTGCACAATTAATTTCTAATTCGGCAATTTACACTATAAATTAATTTATACATTTGAAGAATTAAATCCGCATCTAAAGGTGCGGATTTATTCTTAAATTAAGGAAAACAATAACGAATAAAAATAAAATAATTATCATTTTTTCATTTTATTTGATATGAAATTTATATTTTTTATTTTGTAATAATATTATATGGTGAATTTTTTTATTTTGTGTGGTGGTTCAGGTTCACGTTTATGGCCAAAATCCAGAGAGAAATTACCCAAACAGTTTTTGGCTTTGACGAATGAATATACAATGCTTCAAAATACCATTCAAAGATTAATAAATTTAGAATCATTTTTTTTGCTACAAAAGCAACAAGATCAAACATTCGCAATGAATACAAAAACAAATATAAATATAACAAATAACAAATTATTTATTATTTGCAATAAAGAACATGCACATATTATAGAGTTACAATTAAAAGAAATCCCTTCATTAACAATGGAATATAAGGTTATTAGTGAACCTATTGGGCGTGATTCAGCACCAGCCATTTGTATTTCTTCATTATTAAACGAGGCAAATGATTATACATTTATTTTACCATGTGATCATGTGATGGATGATGAAGAATTTTCGAAAGGTTGTTTAAAATCTTTGGAACATTTACATGATTCCATTATTACATTCGGCATTCGTCCAACCCGTATTGAGACAGGTTATGGTTATATAAAAACGAATGACCAAAATGATACAGTAGAATTTGTAGAAAAACCGAATTTTGAAACAGCCAAAAAATATTTAGAAGAAGGAAATTATTTATGGAATGCGGGGATATTTGCATTTAAAAATGAAAATATGATTCAATGTTTTCAAAAGTATGCACCAGATATTTTGGAGAATTGTTATAAAACTATTCAACATACAAAGTTCGGAAATTCAACAACACTTGATGAAAAAACATTTTCTCAATGCCGTGCAATTTCGGTCGATTATGCTATTATGGAAAAATTATGTAGTGATTCAAATATGCTTGTACAAAAAATAACAATTCCTTATGATGCTTATTGGAATGATATTGGTTCTTATCTGGCTTTATATCAGCAATTAGAAAAGGATGATGATAGCAATGTTCTTAAAGGTGACATCCTAGCTTTGAATACTAAAAATACATACATAGAATCAGAAAATGCGATGGTTGCGACAATAGGGATAAATGATTTAATAATTGTAAATACTGATGATGCATTATTGATTTGTAAGAATGATAAAACCCAAGATGTTAAAAAAATAGTAGAATATCTGAAAAAAGAAAAGAGAGAAGAGTATTTGCTACATAAAAAAGTATTTCGACCATGGGGTTATTATATAAATGTTGAAGGGAATGATCATAGTGGATTTAAAATTAAAAGAATCGCTGTTTATCCAGGAAAAAGATTATCAATGCAATCGCATCGTTATAGAAGCGAACATTGGGTAATCGCAAAAGGAAAGGCAAAGGTACAAGTCGGAACAGAAGAATTTTTATTGGAAAAAGACCAACACATTTATATTCCTTTACAAGCTTTACATAGAATCGAAAATGTTGGCGAAGAATTGATGGAATTTACAGAGACACAAATCGGTGATTATTTAGGTGAGGATGATATAATACGTTATGAAGATGATTTCGGTAGAATATAAAAGTATTAAATTTTATGAATTAGTCATTTTTTATTTTTTTTTGTATTGAATAAACCATTCAACTGATTTTTTTATACCTTCTTCTATAGGTGTAAATTGAAAATCATTAAAAAGCAATGCATTTATTTTATCATTTGAAACTGTTTTCTTATATTGACCATCACTATAAGAAGAATCAAATACAACATTGTCTTCATAATCATAGTTGCGTGCAATAATACGTGCTATTTCTTCAATACTTTTTTCTTCTGATTCGGGTACAGACAATATAATATTGTCTTCTGAAACATTTTCAAGAACAAACATGATCAATCTAGCCAAATCTTCTGAGTAGATAAATTGTCTTAAAGGTTTTCCTGAACCACGAACAATAAAATCTATACCTTTTTCCTTTGCTAAATAACATTTATGGATTAAAGCAGGTAGAACGTGTCCATCTTCTAAACTAAAGTTATCATGGTGACCATAAATATTTGTCGGAGTAACACAAATAAAATTATCGCCATATTGTTCGCGATAAGTCCGACAATGGATCTCAAGCATTCTTTTTGCATATGCGTAGGCATAATTAGAATCGTGTGGTGGGCCATTGTGTAGCATATTTTCTTCAATTGGGTACGATACTTTATCTGGAAAAATACAAGTAGACAAACATGCTACCATTTTTTCCACTCCAAAATCATGTGCACATTTTACGACATTGTAATTAATCATCAAATTTTGCTCCAACATTTGCACTTTATCATTCATATTTTTATATAGACCACCTACACAAGCGGCCAAATGAATAATCATATTAGGTTGATGATCTTTGAACATCTGAATAGTTTCACCCATACTTAACAAATTGTAATCCTTTGAACAAACAAAAATAAATTCATAATTGTAGTTTTTTGATACTGATTGAATACCATTTCCAACTAACCCATAGCCTCCCGTTACTAAAATACGTTTCATATTTATTAAACACTACTTAATAAATATATTTTAAGTATATTTTATTGTATTTATTTTATTGTATTTATTTTATTGTATTTATTTTATAATTATTTTTTATAAAAATACTTAATCTATAAAAATATATTATATCCTTAATTTATATAATTGTAAATGGGTGCAGGAATATTACCAACAACCATACATAATAATAAATTAACCTTTTTATTTGGTAAAGAAAATCAATATGAAGATTCAGCTCCTGGATTTTCAGATTTTGGCGGTGGAACAGATAATAATGAATCTTATTTACAAACTGCGATTCGCGAAGGTGGTGAGGAATTAACCGGATTTTTAGGCTCTGATTCTGATATAAAAAAAATGCTTAAGAAACATGGAACATATAACATTGACTATCGTTCTGAGTCACATAGTACTTATCGCATGCATATTTTTCCATTTGAATATGATCCATTGTTACCTCATTATTACAATAACAATCAGCGATTTCTTCAAAAGCGTTTGGATCCAAAAGTTATAAAAGATTCCAAGATTTTCGAAAAGGCAGAAATTCGTTGGATATCGATAGATGAATTACCTAAAATGCGTAATCAATTCCGCTCATATTTTCGCAATATTGTGGACCAAATTTGTGATCAGAAAATAGATATTGAACATTTTATAAAAAAAAATGCAAAGAAAAAACACAGTAAAACAATGAAGAAAATATCTTAACTTAACACATCTTCTAGTTTTTAGTAAGAATTATATAAATAAACAAAGTGATAGAAGCGGATGCTGAAAATAATAAAATCATTCTTGTTACAATAATTTGTATATTGACTTGATTTATTCTATTAATATGTTCTTCTACTAATGGTTCATTCATATTATTTTCAATGTCTTTCATCATTATTATAACTATAATAATAATGAAAGTTTTAATATATTTTTATAATTATTCAACTAAATTCATGTTTTCTTTTATATGTTTGATAGTACAGCTTTCAACTAAAAGTCCGTTTGCATAAATACCATAATTTGCTAATTCATCACTATTTTCGAATGCTAAATGATAAACTTTTACAACACCCTCTTTTTCATAAAGAATTGCATTATCATCAACACAAGATAGAAGACGGTATTTATCATCAATCATATAGTTTACACCACCAAATACGTTTTTATTTTTTTCCATTTGCTCTTGATTTACAAAATCATCTACTAAAATCGAATGCCATCCAGTTAAAATTAAATCTTCGAATAATTCTGAAAATTTATTTTGTGAATATTTATATAAACCATTTGTAGTTCTTTCTTTGGTTTTTAAATTATTAACATAAGAACAACCTAATAGATGAATGGGTAAAAATCCATGTTTGTATGTTTGAATTAAATCGCCTTTATGTAAATTTTTAATAGGAATATATCCATTGATGGTTAGAATTTTTGTGTCTTCGTGAAAACATGTAGTTAAAGCTGGTTCTGTTGATGATGATGTTAAATTACCACGTGAAGTCCTAGCTTGTACTGCAAAAGTATAATCACTAGGAGGCCAAACAGATAGATTACTTACATCAATTATGTATGATGTAGCATTTGCGCTTATAACACCAGTAGTAGGAGTAGAAGGGCCAGGATTGCCGTCTGCATCATATGAAAAAATTTTAAAACCTGTTACAGTTGTTCCTGCAGCAGGTGTAAAATTCCAACTCACTAGAATTTGTTCGAAAGATGACCAAGTTGCTGTAACGGGTCCAAAGGTACCTAAAGACATTTTATACACTTTAAATAGATATTAAAATATACAAAAAAAATAATTTAACACATTATAATAAATGCGTCTATTTCATACCTTAATGATTATGTTTTTCGGAAGTTTTCTTGTTCAGTACTATTTTATGAGTGCTATTATGACGAATTCGATTTCGAACATAACAAACAATTATGCTAAAATGTATATTTCAGTGATCATGGGTTTATTTATGTGTCTTTTAGAAATATGGATGCATGACTCAACCTACAATGTATTCAATATTAAATATTATGCTGGTTTCGGTTTATTATTAGTGTTATTCGTTTATTTTTATAGACAACAAGTTGCGATCAAAGACAAACAATATTTAAAGGAGATGATTGAACATCATTCTATGGCTTTACTAACTAGTAAAAAAATTGTGGAAAAATCAAACAATTATTATGTAATAAAAATTGCTAAAGATATCATACAAAAACAAGATGATGAAATTGATATTATGAAAAATTTAGTAAAAAATATAAAATAAAATAATAAAACAGTAAATTAGTAAAATAAAATAAAATTTAATTATAGTTATGTACCAAAATAAAACAGATGATACAAAAAATATGGATTTTGTGGTACCAATTAAAAAATTGGGGATGTTTACACAATCTGTATTGGAAGGTATCACTCTATTTTATGAACCGAAAAGAATCATTGTTGTTACTTCCAAGTCTGAAATACCTATTTTACATAAAAACATAATAACATGGAAAGTAGGTACCATAGAAATTATAGATGAAAATATTTTTTTTATGAAAAACTTTGAGTTAAACATGGATGATTTGGAAAATGCGTTTCAGACAACAACCGATTCAAAACATCGCGAATTTGGTTGGTGGTATCAACAAATGATTAAGTTAGGTGCATCGTCACAAATTGAAGACATATCTGAAAATTATGTCGTTTGGGATGGTGATTTGATACCTTTAAAAAAATGGGATTTAGTTATTACTACAATAAATGATAATAATAATAAAAACAATTATAAAATCGATTATTATATTGCGATTTTGCAAGATCAGTCAAGGTCTCAATTCAACAAAGAAGAGTATCGTAAATGTATTGATTATTTATTCGATTTTCCGCCTTTTTGTCCTTCAAAAGAAGGTACATTTGTAAGTCATCATATGGTGTTCAATAAAAATTATCTAAATGAAATGTTACAATACATTCTGGATAAGAAACATATAAAAGATTCGTGGCCAATTTATTTTATTTCGTTAAGTCACAAATTTTATCGTTTCAGCGAATATATGATGTATTCTTCTTTTATGGTAAAGTTTCATCCAAAAAAATTTTTTTATTATCCGTATGAATTATATGGAAAAACAGGAATTCGTTTTCGCGATCAGGATACAAATGATATAATTAAAAATTTTCGTGAAAAATATGCGTCGAAAAATACAGGTTTTTTAAGTTATCAAGAAATTGTAGAATTTTTTAATGAAAAAAACCACTCTTATGTACAATTTGAACATGTTTATCACTTATTATAATATTTAAGTGCTTCATTCGTTTCTACAATGACTTGGGGAGGTCCAGAAGTCCATTCTGTATAAGCCAATGCTTTGGTTGTTGGTCTCTCTAAAGCCAATAATTGCTCTAATGCTTTCATTCTTCTTTCCAATGGAAACATTTTTGCAGGTAATTTTCTTGAAAGCTGTTTCCATCGCCACTCAAATTGCAAGGCAGCGGACCAATCTGGAAATCCAGCCACATGAACAGCCCTTGTCCATGTTTCCCCTTTCGCCACTTTTGCGCCCGTAGCATGTGCTCCACCTTTGATTTCCTTATTGTGTTGTCGAAGTCTTTTTTCTAAGTCGACAGTTGCTCCTACATAGGTTGCATTATCAGTAGAAACAAGAAGATATACGTAAAAAGAATTTGAAGCAGGAACCGTCATATACATCAAATATATTGTTTAATTTATGCATTTTAACTTTTATAAATATTCTGTCTTAAACCTTTTCACATTTCAAACACCGATTTATTTTTATAGATAATAATAAAATTGATTTAATTTTATTATCATTGCTATATTTTATACATTAAATAAAATGGACGAACCTAAACAACAAATAACTCTGTTAGACCATCGTAATAATTTATTGAATAATCCAAACAGATATATTCAAGATAAAGAAAGAGCAATAAAACAATTTGCCGAAACATCGTATAAATTTTATGGCTCTTGTGGAAAAAATAAAAAATTGTTAATAAAATTGCTTGAAAAATTAGGTAATTTAGTTTTTGAAAATCAAGAAAATAAACCAATTTATGAGTATCAAGATACTTTACCTCGTGCTTGGAATTCACCAATGAATGGAGGGTGGAAAATAAATTATATAAAATGGGAAATAGGACATCTTATATCATTAAATCAAGGTGGTTCTAATAACCCTGAAAATTTATCATTCCAATCTGCTAGATGTAATCAACATATACAAACAAGTATGAACTATTTTGAAACAACAGAGTATAATTGTAAAGAAGAAGTTAAGAATAGAATTGATAATTTATTCATTCTTCATAAAAGTAAAGAATGGATAGATATTTTAGAAAATATTAATTCTATTGTAACAATCGGCGTTTGAAATGTGAAAGGTGTAAAATGATAAAATATTATTTTTTATTTTCTTTATCTGTATCATTGTTTTTTATATCTATTTTTTTGAGTGCATATTGTCCACAAGGTCCACAATGATCTTCATTCGATAAATCTATTTTCTGATCTAATTTTGAATTACAATATTCAATATTCCATCTGCCTAAAGGTTTGGTTATTTCCTTAGATGTTAGTTTTTTTATAATGGTTGTTATATATTTCATAATATATAAAAATTACAATTATGTTTTTAAATATTTTATATTTTTTATATAAAATATTAATATAGTGAAATGTTAAAAGCTCTGAATATTTTAATAAAATAATTTATCTTTTTTATTTAACCATAAATGAAAACTATCAAAAGAATTGCTTGAGTCTACTTTTACAAGCTTCACATTTCTCTCTTTTACTTCCTTTTTAAGTTCTTCGTATATATATTCATCATCGAAACCAATCTGCTTTGCATCATAACGAGTATTACCATAATAAACATCTTTAATTCTAGCCCAATAAATAGCCGATAAACACATAGGGCATGGTTCACAACTGCTATATAATTTACAATTAGAGAGATTATAAGTATCTAATATTTCACATGCTTTTCTTATTGCGACAATTTCAGCGTGTGCCGTTGGGTCTTTCAATTCAGTAACTTTATTGTGTCCCTCAGCTAAAATATTGCCTTGTTGATCGGTGATCACACAACCAAAAGGTCCACAACCTTTATCTACACTAAGTGATGCTAATTCACAAGCTTTTTGCATAAAAAATTTGTCTATTTCTGTCGTCATTATTATAAATATAAAAATATATTTAAATTGCTTATAAATTAAAATATTTTATAAAATGTAAAATCTTATATAATATATCAGACATATTATTGTTAGATAAATAATACCGATTATATTCGAAATATAATATCTATTCGCAGTATTGATTTCTAAATCATATAATTCTAATATTGGATCAATAATAACAAAATCGTCATTACAAAGGTTTTGCTCCAATATACTTAAAAAACAAGAATCAAAAGTATAAAATGAAATTAACACACCAAATAAAAAAATCATAGTAATATTACAAAGAAAATAAGGTCCGAATAATAAAGTAAAAACAAAACTATATGGAGCCGTCATATGGAATGTTCGAATAAGCATTCCCATACTTTTAGCGGATAATTTACCCTTTTTACATTTTTCAGCGAGATGATTCATGTTTTTTTTTATCCAATTTTTTAGATTTTTTTTCATTTCTTTATAATTCATATTACAAATTAGAATTATAATAATTTTTAGTTTTATACATAATACAATAATATTTTATTATTTTAGTATGAATAATTTAAATATTTTAAATAAAAAAAAGAAAGAAAAACACAGTAAAAAAAAAAAGGAAGAAAAAACAAAAAAATATAAAACAGTAGAAGTAGAACAAATCAAAAAACAAGATTACCAACTAAATATATTGTTTAGAAGTATATCAAATAATTATATATTTCACCCACCC